ATAGTTGCAGAAACGCAGGGCTGGAAAACGATTACCGGGGCGGCGGTCGGCGTATGGCGCGAGAAACACGACCTCGTGACAGCCGGAGGACGCCTCGGCGAGACGCGGTTCCGCAACCAGCGGAGTATGCAGGTGAAGCGTTCGCGCCCCACAGCTCCGCTCTTATACTGGACAATGGACGGCTGGGTGTCCGAGTTGCTTTACCAAAAGACAGAGGAAAAGAACGGGCGTACTACCACCACCTACACGCATCGCCTCACGGTTGTTATTGTTCTCGACCCTTGTATCAATTATCCGGTCGGCTATGCGATCGGCGAACGGGAGACCCCCGAACTTATCAAAGCAGCCCTCCGGAATGCTGCGAACCACACCGCCGAGCTTTTCGGACGCCGTTACTACTCGAATCAAATACAGAGTGACAACTACGGACGAGGGAACCTCAAACCGATTTATCAGATCATGGGCGACATATACACTCCCGCCCGTGCGCACAACGCCAAATCGAAAGTGATCGAGCCGTTCTTCAATTATTTCAACAGGAAATATTGCCAGCTCTGTACGAACTGGGGCGGGTTCGGCATAACCTCGAACAAGGATTTGCAACCGAATAGCGAGTTTTTGAACAAACACCGCCACAGCTTCCCGACCGAGGAGGAGTGCCGCCAGCAGCTTACGGCTTTTATTGAGCGGGAGCGCGCCGAAAAACGTGCCGAGTACGTGAGATTGTTCGACAAGCTACCCGAGGAGCGACGCTTGCCGCTTTCCGATGAACAATACCTCCTCACGTTCGGAGCCGATACGGGGTACCGCAACGCACTCGAGGGCGTGGGCTTGCGCCCGACGATCGGCGGCATAAAACGGGATTACGATTGTTTCGACCCCAAGTTCCGGGAGTACGCGCATGTCCGCTGGGCGGTGAAATACGACCCGGACAACCTCGACCATGTGCTCGCGGTGAACGAGGACGGTTCCCTGCGCTTCATGCTCGAACGGAAACACGTGCAGCCTATGGCTCTCGCCGACCGCCGCGAGGGGGATGCGGAGCAGCTCACCCGAGTACGGGAGTTCAACAAGCAGCTCGAGAACGACATAACCGAACGTCTCGCCCTCGCCAGCAACAAAGTCGAGCAATTATTCAATGACAACCCGCAGCTCGACGTTGCAACCCGTCTGCTGTTGTGTGATAACCGGGGGCAAAATAAGAACCACAAGCAGACGCGCCGCCTGCAAGCCCACGAGATCGAGGACATAGAGGCGATCGAAATTGCAACGGTGCGCCGACCAGCTCCTCAAATCGAGGACGAGGAAACTTTCAACCTGTACTAATAATCAGAAATAGAGATAATATGAAAACGATCGAGAAAGAGCAAATCAGAACCAAACTCGCGGAGTTTTGCGAGATCAAAGGCGGACAGAACAAAGCCGCAAACTCCATGCGCGGCGTCAGCCCGGCGACCATTTCCCAAGTGCTCAATAACAACTGGGATTTAATCAGCGAGGAAATGTGGCGCACGATCGCCTCGCAAATCGGCTACGATCCGCGTGCGTGGGTTGTCGTGGAGACACGCGGCTACAAACGCATGTACGGACTTTTGCAGGACGCGCAGGACAATTCCCTCGTGTTCGCAGTCACGGGTGATGCCGGATGCGGTAAAAGCGAGGCGATCAAGAGTTATGCCGCAAGCAACCGCAACGTGTATAACCTCTCGTGCTCCGAGTACTGGAACCGCAAGCACTTTATGGCGGAACTCCTGCAATGTATGGGGATTGATTCGACGGGCTGCACCGTTCCGGAAATGATGTCGGACATTATTCTCGCCCTCAAAAAGAAAGAAACGCCGCTCGTGGTACTCGATGAAGCCGACAAGTTGAGCGATCAAGTGCTCTACTTTTTCATCAGCCTGTACAACAAACTCGAGGATCGTGTCGGGATCATCCTGTGCGCGACGGACTACCTCGAGAAACGCATCAAAAAAGGTGTGCGAACTAACCGGAAAGGCTACAAGGAGATTTACAGCCGTGTCGGGCGCAAGTTCATCCCGATACAGGTCGTAAACAGCGAGGACGTTGCCGCCGTGTGCATCGCAAACGGTGTGACCGATCCGGAAACAATAAACGAGATTATCGACGACTGCGAGAGTGATTTGCGTCGAGTAAAACGCAAAGTCCATGCGGTTAAACAGCGTTCAATCTCCAAATAAACGGTGTTCAAATGGCAAAAGCGATAAGCAATAAAAACGTGGTAAATGCCAAGTTCAAGGTTGCCGATTTCACGGGCAAATGGCTCGCGTCATTCGGTAAACCCGAACTCCGGGGCGCATGGATCATCTACGGGGAGAGTGGCGGCGGCAAAACGCACCTTGCTTTGGAGCTGCTCAAATACCTGTGCGGGTTCGTGGATCGGGCGGCTTACGACACGTTGGAGCAAGGTTTATCGCTGTCGTTTCAGAACGCATGGAAAGACGCCGCAATGCAGGAGGTCGGCTCCCGGGTTATCGTGCTGGCGAAAGAACCGATCAAGGAGTTGCGGGAACGCCTGCGGAAGCGCAAAAGCCCTAACGTGATCGTGATTGATTCGATTACGGCGTTGGTCGGGTTCACGCGGACGGTGTTCATGGAATTGATAAACGAGTTTCCCGACAAGTTATTCATTTTCATAGCACACGAAGAAAACAACAAGCCCTATCCGGCTATCGCGCAGCACGTGCGAAAGCTGTCGGAGGTGAAAATCCGGGTCGAGGGGTACAAAGGATTCGTAACGACCCGATTCAAAGGCGAAAAAGGTGAGGGAGGTGCCGATTTCGTGATATGGGAACAGGGCGCAAATGAGTATTGGATTGATAAACTTTAATGATACACAATTATGCACACAATGGATAAAATTCACAACGGGGTACTCCGCAAGTTCCACACCCTTTGCTCGCGTTTGGGACTGACGGAGGCGGAAAAACGGGCGATCGTCGAGAGCTTCGGCGTCGAGAGTAGTGCCGACATAGACACGCACGCCCTTATCGACGTTTGTGCCTCGCTTTCCAAGCAGTTGGAGGGCGACAAAGGCGACCAAATGGATAAACTGCGTAAGCGTGCTATGGCTGCGATCGGCGGCTACCTGCGTAAAATCGACAAGGAAAGCAACGCCGAAATAATCAAAGGAATTGCCTGCCGTTCCACCGGGTACCAGTCTTTCAACAAAATACCCGCCGAGCGTCTGCGGAACCTGTACAATACATTCCGCAACAAACAAAAGGACATGGATGCGGCGGAGCGTATCGCAATGGAGCTCTTGGCTCAAAGCTACACGGCGGGGAAAACCTCCCCGGCGATATTGAATTAACGGATTTATTCACCTTTCAAAAACAAAAAATTATGAGTTCAAACAACAATTCTTCGGGTGCAGGTATCGGCTTTTTGGGCTTGCTCACAATCGCCTTTATCGTGCTGAAACTGACAAAGTGCATCGCGTGGTCGTGGTGGTGGGTTCTCGCTCCTATGTGGATGCCTCTTGCCCTCGTGCTGCTTGTTGTGGTAATCGTCGGGCTGTGCAAGTTGTGGATTTACTGCAAATGGAGGGCGAGACGATGAAATGGTACATCAGCGGCAAAATTTCGGGCTTGCCGACCGACCAAGTAACCGCCAAGTTCAAGCAGGCGGAGCAGTAAATCCGGGCGTTCGGGCACGAACCCGTGAACCCGACCAACAACGGGCTCGGCTCGGAGGCGAGCTGGAACGAGCACCTCGTCGCAGACGTTGCCCTGTTGCTCGAATGCGATGCGATCTATCTGCTCAAAGACTGGGGCGACAGCCGGGGATCGCGCATCGAGGCGAATATCGCCGAGGAGTGCGGCTTGCAGATCGTTCACCAGCCGGAATATGCGACCTATGAGAGCCGCATGTGAGCAGCTCGCCGGAGCCCTGTTGCGGTTTACCGAGGCAATGCGATCCTGTAATTCCGCTTTACGGAGGTATTCGGCTGTTATGCCAAAACAAAGGTACAAGCCGCTACAAGGCAACAGAACCCGAAAAACAAAGAGATTAACCTGCTTGCAACGTAGGCGAAAAAAGACAAATTAAACCACTTAAAAACAAAAAATTATGAGCAATCAGAAATCAATCATCGGTTGCGGATATATTCCGCTTGAAATGCAGGCAGTGTGCCTCAAAACCAACATGAATACCAATCTTGGTGATATTGTGTATAAAATCATTACGGCTCCTTATGAACGTGTATTTGTTCGCAAGAATCTTTTTGATTTAACACCTAAAGAATGTAAACGTATGGCAGTAGACGTAGTTGATGAATACACAGGTTTAACGTATGCCGTCGAGTACGAACCCGCGAACCTCGTCCACCCAACGTCGGAATCCAAAACCGACCAGCCCGGGGAACCTGTCGATTTCGCTACCCGTGCCGGGCAGATCGCCGAGGAACTCAAATCTATGTTCAACTCTGCGGGGGAGGGAATTTCCGACAAATGCGGTGTTGCATTCTTTGCGGTTTCGGATGACGGGAACGATAAAACATCGACGTGCGTCGGGTTTCTCGGCGGTCGAGGTGGTCGGGTGTCGGAGGCTATCGCTTCGGTGTGTTCCAAGAACCCCCAAGTCCTCGAAATCGTGAAATGCGCCTCGATCGAGGCTATGTTTCACCGGATATTCGACGGCGCCAACAAGAAGAAATAACCAACTTTCATTTTTATAACAATGGCAAAAACAAGAGTTAAAAAGGTCGTGGTTTCGGGAGTTACGCGCGACCAAATGGAGGAGGCTTTCGGCGCATTCGCCTTTGCCGACGCCAAATTGCAGGGTATCAACGCGGCAATGGATGCGGAGATTACCAAGATTAGAGAGCGCAATGCCGAGGAGATCGCCAAGTTCCAGCAGCAAAAGGACGACGCCCTCGAGGTGATGCAGACGTTCGCCACCGAGAACCGGGACGAGCTTTTCTCCAAAAAGAAAAGCATGGAGACGGCGCACGGCGTCCTCGGGTTCCGCACCGGGACACCGAAGCTCAAAACCCGCAAGGGCTTTACGTGGGCGGCGGTGCTGGAGCTGCTCAAAGAGTTCAACCCGGCGTATGTCCGCACCAGCGAGGAGGTCGCCAAAGACAAGCTCCTCGCCGATCGTGAGAACGAGGACATGCCCGAGTTGATGCAGAAAGTCGGCATCAAGGTCGAGCAGGACGAAACGTTTTTTGTTGAACCTAAAAAAGAGGAATAAGGCTGAATGTCAGAGAAAGTGCGCAATTATGAAAAAGAGAGTATCGAGGTGTGCCGCAACTGCAAGGGCACCGGGATAGCTTACACGGTACCGGAGTTTCACCCATACGGGAGAGAGGATGATCCGCAGCCGTATGAATGTCCCGTTTGCCGAGGCAGCGGACGGGTAAAAAAGACGCTGAACATCGAGATCACGATCGAACCTTACCCCGGCAAGTCCGGGGTATAAAAAAGAAGCCCGCCAACCGGGAACCGACTAACGAGCGAAGCGTGGGGACGCTTTTGCAAAAATAGTAAGTTTTCGGCACATGGCAAAGGGAGTTCGTTATAAAAGCACGTTAAAACGCATCCGGGAGGTTTGCGCGATAACGAGGGAGCACTACGAGGCTGGCAATCAGTCCAAGTGCTACCGGGCTGTATGGCGAAAATTCATCGAGCCG